ATCCTCTTAGGTTCTTGATGGCACGGGTAATTGCTTCTACGGCTTCCTGGTCGTTTGCCGCCAAATAGGTGTCCTCATCCTCAACGGGAAGGGATTGACCAAGACGGGCGGACCAGGAAACACTATCTGTTGTAGAAAGCTTTTCAAGAGTACCTGCATTGATGAAGGGACTTGTTTTCTCAATGAGAATATTCAAGAAGTCCTTTGCTAATGGGGTATCATAATCGGAAATAGCATAACCTGAGAGCTTCATTGCAAGAGCATATTCTTCAGAATGCTTCTTACTGGCATGGGTTAACTTCAACAACATGCGTTTCAAATCGACACCACACCCTGGGCTAGCCCGTGCGTTTGGATAGATTCTTGACAACATGTTTAATGGTTGATCCGTATTCTTGATCTGTGCTTTTAAAACCAAACCTAATTTAGTTGCTGTAGCCTCATAATGTTTTGCTAAGTCCTCACACATATTGAACGCCAAACCGTCATCACCACCTGCCACACTCATGTTAATAGCTTCCAAGATATCACAATCTTTTTGTGATTCGTGGGTGAGGCGGGCATAGGTTGTAACAACAATGTTCAAGAGAGTATTCATCAAACTAGTGTCTGCGGCACCACTGTGTCTCGTTCCCCCTGTTTTATAGGAGTAACCATCCCCCTTAACTAGTGCGTTGTAGGAAATGTATTTGAGCCACAAGATGTCGCTGGCATATTGGCCATAAACAAGTTGATAGATACGAAATTCAATAAGGAAGGTCAAAGTGTTCTGAGTACCATCGTAAGCGGAATAATCAGTTTCAACAACAGTGTCATATCTCTGAGCCAGTTGATTAATATGGTGGCCAAGAGAAGACGAAGATTGTCCAAAAGCATACCCGGGCATAAACATAGCTAAATGGGCGGACATGGGTTTGGTGAATGCTGTCATTGCGATCACTAGAGCATCAGTATCATTTGTAATATTACGATAACTGGTAGCGCTTGGATCCTTAGTTTGCAATTCAATCTTAACAAAATTGTTGATACCTTGATCTGCGGTATCCGATGGATCACCAGATGCATGCGCTTCAGCGTAGGTCTCATAACGTTTGCGAAGGTTGGCATGTTGATCGGTATATGTCTTTAACTCTGAACATCCAATTGGAACAAAAGTTTGCCCGTGGAAGATAGTGTTAATGATGCTATCGATAATTGTCCAATCTAAGTCGTTTGTTGTGCGACGAACGTCCGTGTCAAAATTGACGGCAAGACATCTACCCATATATGCATCCCTGTCTGCTAGTTCTGTGCGAACAGGTGCAGCAATGGGTGCTCTGATGAGTAGAGGAAAGATCTGGTTCATAGAAGGCTTATAATTTACATGGAGTTGACCTGGGGAGAGGTGGTAAGATGAAAAATCCTTTGTGAAAGTTTTGAGCCATGCTTTATACAACGCGGAAGTCACCTTGG